GAGCAGGATTGTTCTTGAGGGTGACGGGGAACGAAAGCATAGGAGCCTCCTCGAAGGTGTAATACCACGCATCGCCGCGCTTCGCGCTCTTCCGGTCGACGAACATCTGTGCCCTGCGCTTCGAGCTCATGACGCCGAGGATTCGGTGGTCGTCGTAGCACCCAGTGCTGATAACGTACAATTTCATATCCATCCTCCTCAGATGATAGAAAATCATACATCAATGAAATGATCTTGTAAAGGCAAATGGACTTCCCGACGATCCTGTCCATCTTCGGGTTCCATGTCGTGCTCACATACGTGCCGCCCATGGATACTATCACGTCGTTGGTCAAGCAAGTAGCTGAATGACGCGTATTCGCACAGGTGGTAGAGCGTCGGAAAGTCTTCCGGGCTGGCGTCCTTGCCTCTCCCTAGCTCGAATATGCGCATGGAGAGATTTAGGCCACGATCCGTGATATATTACTTTTGTCCGGTGCCTGATGGGCCGGATCACAAGATCGCTCAACTTATGGAGGTTCTTATGCGATTCGATTTCACCCCGTTCTATCGCTCGTCCATCGGTTTCGACCGCCTGTTCGACGCCCTGGAATACTCCTCATCGTTCCCGCACCACAACATCGAGAAGATCGGCGAAGACGACTACCGGATCACCCTGGCGGTGGCCGGTTTCTCCGAAGCCGACATCTCGATCGAGGTGAAGGATCGGACACTCACGGTGTCCGGATCCAGGGACGAGAGCCCGAAGAACTACGTCTTCCAGGGCATTGCTGGACGCAACTTCGAGCGGAAGTTCCAGCTCTCCGAACATGTCGAGGTAGTGAGCGCTTCCATGGAGCATGGACTGCTCCATGTCGACCTGAAGCACGTGGTCCCGGAGTCGAAGAAGCCAAAGAAGATCGAGATTTCGAAGTCCGAGCGGCTTCTAGCAGCCTGAGATCCGGAGAGCGGGCTTCGGCCCGCTCTTTCCTTTTACATGCCGCGGTTCGGATTATAGAATGGAGCGCATGTATAGATCCAAAATCATTCCACTCAACCCGACATCGGTCTGCATACTCAGACACCATCGAAGCTCTGCTTCCTCCGAAGCGGAAGGAAGCGTCGACTAAAGCGTGAGAAACGAGAAACTGAATAGACAAAGGGCGCCCTTTCGAGCGCCCTTGTTTCTGTTGATTTTTCCAACCAGATTTTGGTCTGGTTGATATCACATGAACGTCAAGTTCGCCGACGTCACGCCGACGAGCCCGAAGTAATCCGCCGAGTTGCCGAGCGAGTTCGCGCGGTTGGTGAGCTCCAGCCAGCCGTAGCGGGTCATGAAGCCGATCGACGGCTCGTAGGTCTGCGGGTCCCAGACGACCGGGGTGGACATCAGAGGGACGTACGGGCAGTAGTAGGCGCCGGCATTGACGTCCGAGCCCTTCCACCCGACGAGGATCGAGGTCGATGCGGAGGCGTAGGTATCACAGAACACCTTCTGCATGCCGTTGAGCGTACCGACGAGCTTGGTGTTCGACGGACCCTCGAAGTTGCCCTCGGTGGTGCGCGCGAACGCGCTGGTGCGCGCGGCCTGGAGGATGGTCAGGGCCGTCGGGCTGACGACGATCCAGTTTGCCGGAGCCTGGCGGGTGCGGGCCGCGATGTCGTTCGCTTCCTTGTTGATGAGGATCGCGAGCGCAGCGAACTCGTCACCGACGAACGTGGCCTGTCCGGAGACGGCGGCCTGGTCGAAGGTGTTCTGAGCGGTCGGAGTCGGCGGCAGAGCGCGGAGCCTGCGGAGGATCTCCTGGTCGATTTCGTGCGTGATGTGCTGCGCGACGGCGGCCATCAGCTCGTTCTCGATGTCGATGCCAGTGACGGCATTCGCGTCCTGCTGGGACTCGATGGTCCAGCGGGCGCTCATGCGTCGAGTCATCGACTTCACGATCTCCTTCACGACCTCGATGGAGATCGCGTTGCCCGGGACGCCTTCCATGGCGATCGTCTCGCCTGCACCCGGAGCCGAGGCATTCTCGTTACCGGAGTAGGCGACGCGGAAGTCGTGGACGTTGCGCGGAGCGAAGGCTTCTTCGCCTGCGACGGCCCCAGCGACCGACTGGACGAGGTTCACACGGAGCGTGTGGACCTGACCGAACGGACCATCGAGCGGCTGGACGCCGACGAGCTCGTTCGCGATGACGCCCGGCATGACGCGGCGGAGGACCGGCAGGACGACCTTGTTGAGCATCGCGATGTTGCCTGCGGAGGTCGCGCCGGCAGACGCGTTCTCGTACAGGTTCTGCGGGGACTGCATGAACATCGAAGACTCACGCAGGGTGTTGTCGAGGACGCGATCGAGCATCCTGGACTTCGTGGGCGAAAGGCCTTCGAGGACGATCTCCTTGACGGCCTTCCAACGGTTCTGGATCGGGGTGGACATTGTTTCTCCTTAATGATCCGGTTGGGTTTCCGAGCGATTAGACGATGCCGGAACGACGACGCAGTTCGACGAGATCTCTGTCCATCTCGTTGACGACGCGGCTCGGCGCGGCCTTGTTGCCTTCTCGGAGCTCAATCCTGGGAGTACCCCCGGCGAGCTTCTCTCTACCGGCGGCCTTCACGACCTCCGGCAGAAACTGCTTGAACGTCTTCTCGATGTTCTTGGTGGCGACGCCCTCGAGAAGGGTCCTCATCTGCTTGCGCGGCTCGCCGGTGAGGCTGGCCAGGCACGCGTTCATCTTCTTCGACCGCTCGATGGACTCTACGAGCTTCGCAGACTGCTTCTTCGCGGCCGCGGCGGCCTCATTGGCCTCCGCTACCTGTCTCGCGGCGCTCGACCTGGCCTCGGCGAGCTGCTTCTGCAGTCCAGCGGTCTTCTTGCTCAGAGCGCGGAACATCTTGTTGGCCTTGAAGTGCTTGGCGGTGAACTCCGCCTCGAAGGCCTCCATGATCCTGCGCCCGAAGTCGAGCTTCTTGGCCTCGTTGATGTCCTCGTGGAGCTGAGCGAGATGCGGACGCAACATCTTCTCGACGAGGGTCTCCAGGACGATCGCGCCGCGCTTCGCGAATGCCTCGCGGTCGCGGTCCGACCGCGCCTGGGCCTCGCGCAGAGCCTTGGCGTTGCGCCTGTTGTAGAGCCTTCGGCTCTCGCTGAACTCGCGGATCTCTTCCTTGACTCGTTCTTCGACCACCGATTCCACCAGGGTCACGGCCGCCTTGGCGGAAGCACGAGCGCGCTGTTCGGCCAGAGTCTGCGCTCGTGCGGCCTTGGCGGTCGCGCGACGAAGCGCAGAGCGGTCTTCGCGCATCTCGAGGACGGCCTGCTTGATGCCGTCCGTGATCATCGCGTCGGTCGCAGCCATCAGCCGCGACATGTCGGATCGATACTTGGCCTCGAGGACCTTCTTCGCCTTGTCCTCGGCCTTCTTCTCGGCCGAAGCGAGGTGTTCCTTGATCTTCTCGATCGTCTCCTCGGTGAGGAGGTCGCTCTTGGAGATCGTCTTGAGCAGTTCTTCCATTTGCTCTCAGTTCCTTGTCAAGATGTTGAGAAAGGTCGCGATTTCTCTCTCGAGAAAGCGCTGAGCCTTCGGATCGTGCCTGATGGCCTCTGCCAGGTCCAAAACCCTGCGGCCCTGGGTAGTATTGCCCAGCGATTCCAGTATGGGCCTCGGATACGCGTCGTGGGCCGACGGATTGGCAACGATATCGATCGTCACGATGTCGAAATCTGACACCCTGCCGTTTCGATCTACGTTGCCGGAGCCTCGGCTGCTGACGCCGAGCCTGGCGCCGGCCTTCACCAGATCGCGGATCGTCTGACCGTATCCGTGTTCTAGGATGGCGAAGCGGCTGTGGCCGTCATCGCCCTCCATCCACGCTCGCTCTATGATGTGCGACGCATTCTTGACCGAGACCGTCAGTCCATCCGGGTGATCGCACTCTCCGATGATCGGACCGACCTTCTTGATGGTCTCGCTCATCTTTTCGACGGCGCGCTCTATCTCGCCCTTCGGATAGATCCTACCGTTGTGATTCTTCTTCTCGCCCTGGATGGCGATCCCTTCCAGGAAGAGCTTCTTCGTTCCAGAAGAATCGTCGACCATTCGGACTGGATTAGAGTCCGGCATGATCGTTTCGACAAGGATCTTTCGATCGGTCATCAGGCCTTGTAGCTCTCTTCGCCGTCGACGTCGTCGTCGACGTCATCGAAGTCGAGATCCTTCTTCTGCTTCTCTACCTCTTCGTGATCGAGCCCATCGAGCTCGTCATCGAGGTCCAGATCGTCGTCCAGGTCATCGGAATCTTCGCCCTCATCGGCTTCACCATCATCGAGTTCGCCTTCATCGCCGTCTTCGAGGTCCAGATCGCCGTCTTCGACGGACTTGCCGCTGAGCTTATCCGTGATCTCCTTCATGTCGTCGTCGTTGAGCTCGTCGCCTTCGGCGTCGAGATCTTCGTCTTCCGAACTGTCTTCGGAACCATCGACGTCGTCGGAGAGCTCTTCGCCTTCGATCTCGTCGTCGAGGTCTTCGATATCTTCGTCATCGAAATGTTCGGCGTCGAATTCTTCGAGGAGATCCTTCGCCTTCCTGACGATCAGAGTGTGGATCATGTCGCTGCTCGATTCCACGATGCTCCTGCGCACTTCGTCGGTGAGCACCGGATTTCCGCTCTCATCGAGCGGGACGCTGTTCACTGCGGCCGATGCCTTCTCGAGGATCTGCTCGAGCAGCGAGCTGTACTTCGAGGGCTTCTGGGCCTGCGGCCTGTTGAACTTCTTCATCTTCATCTCCTTCGGCGCTCTACCTCGCGGGAGCGCCACATTTCAGATCAGTCCGTGCCGTTCGACGCGGATGCCAACGATAGGCACCAACTGTTTAAGGAGGATGAGTTTCTATGGCTCTAAATGCAAGAAAATGCGGAAAAACGCGCTTTGGCGCCAGGAATCGCACGCGAAATCGGTCCGAAGCGCCGTGATTTGAGGGTGTATCTTCGCCTGCTGCGATGTTTTATGATGCAGAAGGAGAATACCGACCGTGTCATTTCCGTACGATTTCAAAGACGGCCTTCCGACATTCGCAGAAGCGGCGAAGGTCTGTGCAGACTTCGCCGCGTTGAATCGCGTTCCGATTCCGAACATGGCCATCGATCGCGGTTCCGCTGGGAATGGATATTACGACCCCAATGAGAAGTGCATCGTCCTCTGCAGGGGAGCGACGCCGGTTCGAAATCCTCTCTTGGTCTTTTCCGGGATATCGTGCGGATCGGACCGCGTTCGGCGTCATGGCCCACGAACTTGGGCACTATCTCCACCACTGGCTGAACGGTCACGTCGGCTGGAAGTCCGTCGCCGACGATTTCAAGTCGTTCACGGTCGGAGAGCTGCCGGTCAGCGGATACGAGCCGAACACGGCAGAATCCATCGCCGAGGCCGTCAGGCTGTTCGTCCTGTCCGATATCGTTCGATATCTTTCTATGACGCGGTGTGTTACAATGAATCGTCTCGAAAATGGAGCCGTCGGTGAAGCCTGAGAAGATACGAGAAAGAGTGACAGAGCTGCTGTCGAAGAACATGGGGCGCGTCCTACCCAGGTCGATCGTCCTGCTCAACGGCGGCGTGCCCGACAGGAACGGTGAGGTCAGGGGAACGGCCAGGGTGGGTAAGTCGAACGTGAATTTCCACCTCAAGGTCGTGAAGTGATCTGGTCCGCCTTGGTCACCGTGGCGCTGTTCACTCTGGCCGGCGGCATCATAGTTTCTGGCTTCGCGCGACATTCGAGAGGAGAGAGCATCGTCCCAAACGTGCTCGCGTATGCCGCATCGATGGCGTGTTTCGTCGCATTCACCGCGAAGATGCTCATGGCTCTCTTCACCACCGTTTTGAGCTACGAAAAAGATTTCATCTACTACCCCCCTGGATCCACTCTAGGACCGTCGTCGATCTTTTCCATGTTGTCATGCATGTTCTCCGTCGGCTTCGTGCTCTTCGCGCAGGTGACTCTGTTCGTATTCTTCCACTCGATCGCCAGGTACGCCTGCGGCCATCGAGACCGCGAGACAGTCGGGGCGATCGCCAATACGACCAAGATTCTCACCACCGTTGGGGCGCTCGGTGCGCTCGCATATGCGGTGGCGCTGTGATGTCGACGCCGAGGCCCGTGAAGTGGGACGACCTGAGGCTCGACGAATTTCAACGTTTCCTGCGCGACCGAGAGGCCTCTACAGAGATCGTCGCATCGGACGCGTCGTTCTCATACGCAAAGAGCGACGGAACCGCATCTGTGATCAGGAGGAAAAGATCCGATCGAATCAGCTGGCTAGGAGATTCCCAGAGAGATTACGACGGGTTCCTCGGGAACACGATCGCACGCGATCGTCGGACCAGATACTTGGAAGCGATCAAGACGAGCGGCGACTGGGTCGAAAACGGCGAACTCGACAGAATCAGTGTTGGTTCTGCGGACTAGACCTGTCGTCGTCGGCCACCAGAGAGCACCTGGTGTCGCGGTCGAAAGGCGGGCGCGACGACTTCGGTAATGTCGTGGCGGCCCACCGGGCGTGCAACAGGTTCTTCGGGTCCGCGGACGTCAGCGTGAAGAAGCTGATGAGGAGGCTGTTGACGAGACGCTCTGCTGGGCGGAGTGCACCAGACCTCATCGAATTTGCAGACTACCTAGAGACGATCGAAGCGGAGGATTAGAATGCGGAAGTGGTACCTCATCATCGCGTACTTGTCGACGTTCAGCAACGACGGGATGACCATCACGTCGGTCGGCCCGTTCGAGACGTGGGAGCTCTGCAAGGCCGCCGGCGACCTCGCGGAAAAATCCATCGAAGGGACGTGGACCGACATCAGGTTCACGTGCGTAGACGGCGGGACCGTCGAGTGACGATAGAGCAACAGACCGCGCTGGTCTTGGCCCTCTCCAGGTTCGGCATCCCGACTGACGTGCTGGAGCTCCTCCTGTCCGGCGATCCGATGCGTGGGATCCCGCCGGAGCCTCTCTTCAAGGCCGTGGACATTGCCTTCGAGGAAAAAACGCTCATTCCGGTTCTGACTGAGCACACCATCAAGAACTCCCCTGAAGCCGTTCAGCCCGCGGCCGTGAAGAAGAACGGAATCGCGATTCGATACATCGAGGACCCATCGGAAGCTGTCCAGCTCGCGGCCGTAAAGAAGGACGGATATGCGATCGAATACATCAAGAACCCATCCGAAGCGGTCAAGCTCGCGGCCGTGCAGCAGAACGGTTTCGCGTTTCAGTACATCGTAGATCCGTCTGAAGAAATCAAGCTCGCGGCCGTGCGTCAGGATGGACACGCAATCCGGCTCATCAGGAATCCGTCAGAAGCGGTCAAGATCGCGGCCGTGCGGCAGAACGGGTTGATGATCCATTTCATCGAGAACCCGTCAGAGGCGGTGAAGAGGGCAGCTCAGAGATAAAGATCCGATATTTTCTCGAGGCCATCGACAGAGAGCTCTTCTTGGAATCCCTGCAGGACCACGGAGTCCTGCGGCTTCGAAGAAGCCCAGCCACCGCGCCTTTACATCAATGTGAGAATGTAGTATATCTTTCATGTTCTTGGAGAGGAAGCCATGAAAAAATCGCTCATTCCGGTTCTGACTGACGTCGACGGTTTCTTAGAATTTCAGATCGACGGGACCTGCATCGCCACGGTGTGGCCCAGCGAAATCGAAGGCAAGTACTACCTCGAATCCGAAAATCGCTTTTCATTCCGCGGCATCGATCTCTCCGACGTCACCATCGAAGAAGCCACCGCGGCGCTGACGATGCTCGCCGTCGGCCGGGCGGCTCCTCTTCCGGACTACGGCGCCTGATCAGAACGGAGCGGACTTTCCGCCGCCCGCGTACTGTCTAGAGACGAGCTCCAACCGCTTCACGAGCTCGCGCCTAGATCGCTCTTTGTCCTTTCGGAGTCTATTGATCTCTCGCATCGTCAGCTTCGGCTTCGAATCGATCGGCTCGCCGTCTCCTGCCCAGAAGAGATAATCGCTCTCTTCTGGGTCCTTCGAGCGGTCGTCTCCTCGATCTTCTCTGATCGCCTTCCGTTCCATGAGCGCTCTGCCTCCAGCGAATCTCGATTCGATTCCGGGAGCAGGAGCGCCGCCTACCTCGGCTGGCTGCGGTGCTCCACCGGCCGCAGCGGAATCTATGGAATCCATCCCGGGCACTCCGTCGATCGGCCCGATGTCCGGCGACGACATGTCTCCGCCGCCGAACTGAAGTCCGCTGCCGACTCCCATGCCGCCAAAACCGCCGGCCTGCGTGTCCGACCGCACGGCGTCCGTGAGGTTCTCTTCGCTCCAGAGCCTCTCGTTCTCTAGGATCTCGTCCATCGTGAAGCCGCCGTATCGCTTCAAGACGAAGCGCCTGCTGAGGAAGTCCATCCCCATGGCCTGACTCATCCTCTGGAGCCGATCGCTGTCTAGGGCTCCCTGGCGGTATTCTTCGAAGTTGATCGGCGACGTCATGACGAGGTCGTAATCGCCGGCCGGCGTCGTTATCCCGCGCACCTTCACGAAGCGCTTGAATTCCATAGAGAGGTCTTCGACGACGAGATCCTGGATCCGCCGGCAGAACTTCGCGAACTGCAGCTCCTGGATGTAGGCCGTCCCGGTCTTGCCGTCGTTGTACTGCGCACCGGCCCCAGAGCCGCCCTCTTCTGGTCCGAGCATGAAGCTCGTCGGTATTCTGAGGCCGCGTATCAGCTTAGAGTTGAAATACTCCAGGTCCTGTAGGCCGTTCCACTGCTGGCCTTCGAGGTTCTCGACCTTCGTCCCAGTCCGATCCTTCATGACGGGGAGGTACACGTCTTCAAGCTGGGACACCGGGTTGTAGACGGCGTCTACCTGGTCCTGGCCCGCGCTCTTGGTCGGTATCCGCTTGCTGTAGAGCTCGTCCTTGAACCTACGCATGAAGGCCGAGACGCGATCGTCGCGCATGCGTCCGACGTCGATGTACCAGATCCGTCGTGTCGGCGCCCTCTGCATTCGGTGGATGACGGCCGCCGTCTCGAGAGCAGCTCTCAGGCGGTAGTCCTTGTAGACCTGTTCGAGGAAGCTCTCTCCAAACGGCCAGATGTCGTCGTGTTGTCCGTTTCCGCCTAAGTCTCTCCCCTCGTTCGTGCTGAGGTGGATGACGTTCTCGGCCAGGACGAGCGCGTCCTTCCGCAGCTCGCCGGCGGCCCCCTGGTTCCCAACGCTGACGTATGCCGAGCCGGCCACGCTCGGTATCGAGAAGTCCATGACCTCTTCTATGGTGAAGTTCAGGCCGGTGAAATGGTAGGCTTCTACAAGCTTCGTGTCTCTGTCAACGTAGGCGCCGACGACCTGCCTGGCCGCTACCTGGTGTAACCTGAACGTCTTTGGATCTCTGATGAAGAAGACGTCCCCGTACTTCACGAGGTTCCTGATGATCCTGAACGCGGTCTTGCTCCAGCGGTTGATCTTGTCCCACTGGTATATCGCCGTGTAGAGAGAATCGGAATCTGCAGTCCCGATCTCCTGGTCGTCGAAGTTGAATTCGAAGGGCGTCTTGGTCTTGACGGAATCGTTCGTGCAGTGCTCCGCGATCATGTCGAGAGCTCGGCTTATGTCGACGTCGTGGTCCATCGAATCGTACACGCCGTAGCGGCTCATGCGATCGGAGCGCCCGCGGTAGTACAGGTCGTCTGATGTCACACTGGAGATATCTGCGCCGAAGTCGACGGCTCCGGTGTTGAGCATGTGCGCTCTGTGCCTGGCCGATACGACCTGCTGCGTGGTCGGAGTCTTTAGGATCTTGATTGCCATCTGAGATCTATCTAGCGGATCAGATCACGTCGTGTTGAACGTCCCGCGCTGCCGAGTGTTGGCCGCGACCACCGCGAGAGCGTCGTTCACATCCTTGAGAATCTCCACCATAGTGCGCTCGTGCGTCGAAGCCGCGCTCTGGGCGGCCTGATTCTCGGCGTTCGCCGTGGCTACCGCGGCGGCCTTCTCGACGAGCTCCGTCGTCCTGAAGTGGCTCTCCTCGTAGTACTTCGACGAAGTATCAGAATCGCTGCCGGTGAACCACCCGGTCGCCCAGTCCCAGGCCGACGAGATCATGTCGTAGAGCCACCCGCCTATCTTGGCCGCAAGGTCGCTCAGAGCTCCCCCGGTCAACCAGTCGATGCCGGTGTAGATCGCCGCGGCCAGTGCCGCAGGCCAGAAGGAGAAGCCGGTCACCAGCGCCACGATTCCGGTGGTTATGATCCCTCCTGCGTCTTCGAAGAACTGCTCCCACCACCCCTTATTGGAATCTCCGAACTTCTTCTTCTCTTCGTCGTCCATGACGAGCCCACCTGTGGCATTCACGGCGACCGTCGCGATGGCTCCGACGCCCAACAGCCGCGGTGCCGCGGCGATGATGCCCCAGAGCGAACCAGCGAACTTAAACAGCCCACCGGTCGTGGCCAGCATCGCCAGGCTGTGGGCTTCCATAGCCGCCGTGTGTTGTGCCATGGCGTCACCCCCGAAGATCGCTCTCCCCCAGTTGAGCACTCCCATCCCAAGAGACGCGAAGATCCCGAACCCCTTGAGGTATTCGTTGTCTTCGAAGAATCGCGCGATCCGCCTCAACGTCTGTTCGACGATTAGGTCGGGAGTCCCTCGGTCGGCGGTCCGCGTCGACTGTTGGAACTCGTTGAGCCTGCTCCTGATGTCGCCAGCGAGCTTCAGCACCTCTCCTGCGACTCCGGCACGCAGGTCCATACGGTCGAGCTTGTCGCCGAGCGCGGCGACGTATTCGTCTATTCTATCGACACGCCCGCTCTGGATGTCGCCCATCACGCCGCTCAAGAAGTCACCGAAGACGGCCAGCGTCTCCGGACTGTCCTTGAACGCGAGGCCGATGTTGCCGTCGTTCATCACGACCTTGTTGAGGAGTTCTGAGACGTCCTTGAGTCCGCCCTTCTCCATGAGCGTAGTGATGGACTGAAACGCGATCGTCTGCTTCTCGCTCAGGAAGCCCCTCGCTGCGGCCTCGTTCGCGGTGACGTTCGTCTCGTTGGACTTCATCAGCTCCTTGAGGCTGAGACCGGAGGCTCTAGATATCTCGCGCAGGACGGAGAGCTGTGCGGTCGCATACGACGTGACGCGTTCGCTGTCGATCGCTCCCCTGAATCCCTGCCTGACGAGCTGATCGTAGACGCCCTGGATCAGCTCGTTCTGCTCTCCGACGTCGAGATTAGCATCTGCGTCGATCCTCGAATTGATCGCGTCTCGCTGCGCCCTGAGAGCCATGCCGTACTCCATGACGTCGAGCCCGGCCGACATGTACGCTCGCCCGCCGGCATCGAGGTTCTGCTGCACAGCGTCCATCGTCGACTTGAATGACGGGCCCATGGCGATGATATTGTCTAGGATGTCGACGAGCCCGGCCATATTCCGCCTGCTGCTCTCGGCCGCCAGCACGACATATTCTTCGAGCTTGGCCCTTCCCCACTCGCCAGAACCGACAGAGCCGATGAAGTTCTCTATCTTATTGAGCCAGTCGACTAGTCTATACGTCATCGCAGAGAACATTCTCTCGAGGCTGCTCATCAAGATAATGTTCAGTGCGCTGTTCTTTATCGCGATGTCGAGAGATTCCTGCTGTTCCGCGACCTGTTCGGACACCGATTCTAGAGTCTTGAGGGCCTTAGTCAGCTGATCTGCCCGGCCGAGCTGCTGCATTTCGAACAGGCTGCTGCCGGGCTTGCCAGATCCGCCTCCGTGGGTCTCGAGGCTGACGGCCGCCTGTTGATCTGGATGTGCGGCCGGTTCTGGCGCCGGCGCTGCGGCAAGAGCATCGATCGAAAGCGCGACGGGAACTTCGCCGGCAGTTCGCGTATCCTTCTCCCTCTCCGAATTCTGGTCCGTCTGGACCACCTTCTCTAGGTTCTGGACCTCATCTACGATATCTTCGCTGCCGCTCTTGACGATCTTCTTTATCTCGTCGATGAGCTCTACGATCTTCTTCTCGAGATCCGCCTCGGTCTTCTTCTCGGTCTTGGAGGCTTCGAACGCGGCAGTCTGCACTTTTGATATGGTGTCAAGCGTGCGCGCCATCTTTTCGAAAGCCGACACTTCTTTCTTGGAACCGTCGACCACGGCCTCTGCGGTAGCAGAATCTTGCGGAGTCTGTTCGGTGGTCCACTCGACGTCGACTGGAATCCGACCGAACGACACCTTCGCGATGTCGACGCGCGTCGGACTGCGTGTCGATCCTCCGGGATCTCCAGGTTTATCGTCGGCCATGGCGACTATCTACCGCGTCCAGACGCGGCCTTTGCCTCAGCTCTGGCCCTCGCCTTGTAGTACTCGGTGATGGAATCGCTCACGATCTTGACCTCTCTACTCGACATGCTCTTCGCGTCGACGTAGCTGAGAGCTCCCCTGCTGTGGATCGCGAGGTCCGCCAGAGACCTCAGGACCTTGTCGGTCTCCTTGGCTGCTTCCCTACCGAGATCGAGCGCGGTTTGGGCTCCGCCGCTCGTGAGCCGTGAGAGAAAAAACCGGTAGGGTCCTGAGCCACGTAGATGTCGGTCGACTTGCCGCACACGTCGCAGTCGAATCGGGCCGTCGCGTACTTGCTGATCTCTTCGGACCTCGCGACGGCAAGCTCCTGGATGCCGGCAACGATCGACCTCGGCAGTCGAGAGACGTAATCGGCTATGGTCTCCTTGTCGGTCACGATCGCACCGGAGCTCGTCGTGACGCTCTTGACTATGTCGACCAGCATTTCGACCTGGATGATCGCGGATGTGTCGTATGCCGCGGTCTGGATCTTCTCGACGTCGTCTAGAGTGACCTTGTCTCCGATCGCCGCCGTATCCCTCGCCTGGATCGCGGCCGACCTCATGGCCTTCATGACGGCGGCATTGCTCACGGGGCCGAGCTGGACGACCTGCGTCTTAGAGTTCATCTCGATCGTGACGCGCCAATCTTCCGGCGGGCGGCACGGCGTCATCCTCGACAGGACGTCGAGCAAGTTGACCGTCACAGGCCTGGTGTTTCCGCACGGACCGACCGTACCGTCATCGCGGCGGTGTTCTGCGTTGGAACACTTCGCCGTGATGTCGATCGTAGATCCGACGCCGCTGATGCGCGCTGCGATGAGGATCGCGTCTACGTCGACCTTCGCCAGCGATTCGGGAACAAGCACGTCGCGGCATGAACGGCGGATGAGCTGTGTGAGAGCCTTTCCGCTCAGGACCTTGAACGGGTCCTGCATACCGAGGTCATCGATAATCGTCGGAGCTCCGACCTCGATGTTAGATGGATCGATGCCCTCGGCGAGAACGCCCGGGCGATAGAACCTTCCTAGCGTCGGCAACGCGACCATCGTGCTCGGGAACGAGCCGAGATCGTCCAATAGCGGGTTTCTATCTGTCATCGCACCTTTCAAAAATATCTAGCACGAATATCTATGTCCATAGATAGTCGCATGAGAAAGAGAGTGCTCGGCCTAGATCCAGGGATGAACTTCGGATGGGCGGTGCTAGAAGCGAACGATTCCGGGATCTATTACGTCGCAGGCGGGACGAAGGTCCACAAGACGAAGGGGAAGGAGCCGAAGGCGAAGCGCTGGTCGGACTGCGACCGGTGGATCTCAGCGCTGTTGGTCGAGCACGCGCCGAACCTGGTGGCCATAGAATCCGTCAGGCGCCACGCCGGCGTCCTCGCGGCACACTCCTACGGGTTCTACAGGTATTGCGTCGAGGCGAGGTGCTACGATGCCGAGATCGAATGCGTCCCGCTCGACGTCACGGCGTGGAAGAAGCTGGCGTGCGGCGTCGGGAGCGGCAAGAAGGCCGGAGTGTCCGAGGCCGTCGCTGAGCTGTTCCCGGGGGTGTCGATCGACAGCGACGACCACAGCGACGCGATAGGAATCGCGCTCGCGGCCGCCAGGTCGATTCACCAGCCCTGTTCGTAGGTCATCTTCTCGAACAGCTCCCCCATCTTCTTGATGAGCTGTTCGTTCGACTGCGAGAACGCGGCCATGACGGCGGCGCCGAGATTGTTCATTCCGCCGGCCTTATCGAATGCCGCGCGACACGGCGCCAGCAGCTCGCTGCCGTTCTTCGTGATGTAATGGACGTTGGCCGTGAATTCGCCGTTAGAATCGGCTCCGGCGATCGTCATCAAGAAATCCATGACGTCTCCGTTCGACATGGTGACCTTGAAGCCACCATGTCTCTGGACGGTCTGGTGAGACGGCGCACAGTTGCGATTGAAATCGCTCGTGAAGTCCCTGGTCGTGCCTCTGGGAGAGAACTGAGCGTCGACGACCTCGACGGAGACGTTCTCGATCGCCCAACCGTTCTTCGTCTCTACGACGATCCTCGAGTTTCCAGTAGTCCCGACCAGAGCCGCGACGTCGTCGAGGACGCGCTGAGCGCGAACCTGGAGCTTCTCGAACATCGCTTCTTCCATGGTATCACCTCCGTCTGTGAGAGGTAATATTACTCACATTTGTGTGAGACATAAAGAAAAAATCAGCGTACTCGGTAGAAATTCACGTCCACCGCGTAGTATCCGTTCGACGAACCGTACCAGCGGATCGTGACGCCGCCCCTATTGGTCGCCAGCTTATAGAACGTCCATTGTTCGAGATCGGCATTGCTCTTCGGTTCGTAGAACCCGACGTCGGAAGAAGAGACTTCTTCGGCCTGGACGATCGGCGAACCGATCAGATCGGCCATGTCGCCTGCGATGTCCTCGATGCTCACGTTCTCACAGCACGTCTGATCGTGAGACATGGCATAGACTTCACCGTCGCTCGTGTGGAAGACGAGCGCGTCTCCGGTGTCGTTTTCAATGTTAGTCAGCGTCTTGCCGAGCAGCGCGCTGATGTTCGAATAGGACAAGGCTTCGTCCAGACGTCGCCTCAGATCTGCAAAAATTCATGCGCTCTCTTTCTCAAGAATCCCCGGCCAACCTCTCGAGAGCCCTGGTCAATTGATCGACGGTCTTATCTATCAGCTCGAGGTCGTCTAGCCGCACGTCTCTCTTCACCTTCTCGAACACCGACAGCGCGGAGAGAAGAGCGTCGTTCGGCAGATCCTCGTCACCCCTCGGGAGGACCTTCCACTTCGGTCTGTCTTCTTCGTAGTTCGTCACTAGGATGACGTCGTGCTCAGTAAGCTCTCTCCACATCATCTGAGAGCCGTTTTTGCCGGCTACGCCGGTGTCGTGGTAGACGATGGATTCGCCGAGAGAGTAGAACAGGAAGGCGTCGTCGATCTTCACTCCGATCTCTCCCTGAGAATTCAAGATCCACGTTATCTTCTGCATGGTTTCATTCCACGTTGATCGCGAAGCCGGAAGCGTAGGCAGAGAAGTAGATCAGATCCACGTGCGACGGCTCTCTCGCGATGACGTCGATCTGCACGATGCGTAGCCCGATGAGGTCGAACACGTCCATCCGACGCCTCATCCCAGGCGACGGTCGGACGACGGCATAGGGCCTGATCCAGATCTTCGCGTCCAGAGCCTCCAGTGTTGCAGAAAAGCTCTGTGGAACGGTCACGCGAGCGGAGTATCCTGGTCCGCCAGAAAAGGCGTCCGCTCTCGCGATGAGCCTGGCCGCCGGTCCCTTTGGTTCGAATCCGCGCGCGAAAGAACGGGGCTGGACTCCGTCTACGAGGAACATCATGCTGATCTCCTTGAACGTGAAGACGCAGGTCCTATCGAAGACGCGCGTCTGGACGTCTCTGAACGGATCGGTCCAGATCGCGGCCATGGACAGTGCAGACAGGCTTGGAAACAGGCTCACAGTATCGATATCGTAGTACGATCCAACAAGCACCATTCCGACGAAAGCGATCGCTAGAAACACCGTCGCGACGAGACGATGCCGTGCGTCTGCGCACCTAGCCGCGAGGCGTCGGATTCCCTCCCAGGTCACAGTCGATAGAACGTGTGCGCGCCGATCCGCACGCTGTCCTTCGCTCGCTTTGTCCACTTCGGCCTGACGCTCTGGTTGTGGAAGTGCGTGGCGCCGCGCGTCGGATCGATTCCAGCCAGCTGTTCGTCGATGGCCTCGCGGACGGCCCTCTCGGCCTTTTCCGTCTCTCTGCCGCATGCTGCGACCTTCCCAGCGCGCCAGACGTTGAACTGTCCGCGCTCGAGCACGACGGCTTCGAAGCTGTCGTATCCGCCGCGCTCATATCGGTTGATGATGACGTGGGCAACGGCGGCCATCTCGTCCTGGCTGAGACCGCGGGCCTCGGCGCACGCGGTCTTCACCACGTAATCGGTATCGCTCGGAAGCTGCGCAAGCGCCGCAGCGGATGCGAGGGCCAGGACGATCATTTTCAAATTCTCCAGTCGGCTCGGATGAGCTCTACATTATTTCACGCGCACGCGACGGTGTAAAGGCTTGTGTCGCCTTTACACGAGCGAGAGGTCAGAATACGATCGAACATGGCCAGCATCAGAGACATCTTGCGCCAGATCGGCGTCGACAGAGAATTCTCGCGCTTCCTCATCGATTCCCGCGCGACCATCATCAGCGTCGGCGACGAGACCGCCGCATACGCCATCTGGAACGGCAACGCTTTCATCACTCCAGAGAAGAACATGATGTTCGCTGTCGGTCGCTCGCGCGCCGGGGTGACATTCAGGACGCGGTACTTGAGGCGAGCCGCGGCCATCTCTTACGCTCTGGCGCTGAAGCAGAAGATCTCTTCCGAGGACTGGTCGGAGATGCTCGACGCATCGAAGATCTCCAGAATCTCTCAGGAGATCGTGTGCGACGAATCGATGATCTTCGGTCGAGATAGGTACTTGCACTCGCTCGAGAAGCTCAAGAGAAAAGAACGCAACAGGTTTCCCAACCGACGCCGCCGATAATTCTCCTTTACGTCTCACACAAATGTGAGTAATATCGACTCACAAGAGGAGACAGCCATGAGCGCGAAGACCAAGTCCCACAAGTTTCCCCTGGGCACCCTCGTGATGTCCAAGATCAACAAGAAATTCATGTATCGGGTCACCAAACACACCGCGTGCAATGGCAGCCCAACCTACTCGATCGTGCCGGAAATCGACCTCGGCGACCCTCACAACCGCACCTGCGTGGGCATCACCTACAAGCAGGTGTCAGAACGGACCCTCGTGGACGTGAAAAAACTGAGGTCGAACACCGCCGCGAGCGTCGCAGCGGTCGTCGCGAACACGAACATCGTCGCGATCGCCGACGTCGACGAACACGAGAACGTCCGGCAGGTCACGTACAACGTCGGGACTCGAAAGTATTCCGTGTATCTCAACGGCGAATGCGTCGCGAGCGGACTCAACGCTCTTCGATGTATTTGATCACCCAGCCGTCCTGCCGCACGGCCGCGAGCTGGACCGCCTCGGACGCGAAATTCAACAACACGTTGCTCAAAGAATACAACTTCTTCTGAACATCTTCGTCGTCCTCGAACCGGAGCAGATCTGCATAGTTCGCGTCGGTGTACTCGATCCTGGTGTCTACACCACGATAGTACAGGTGCATATTGCGGCCGACTGCAATACCAGAATCGTCGTCAGGAGACACCAAGAATTCTCCAACAGGCTTCCATCCGTGGTCCTGCATGGACTCCCAGAAGAGCTCAGAATCGCTGTGGTCCTCGAGAAGATGTCGAATCTTCATGAAGCCTGATCTACAATCTCTCGTCTTGATCGCCGGTCTTATCTATCCGTCTATTTCGCTGAACCTGTTGTTCCTGCGGATGCGGACGACGTGGTCGGCGTGGTTCTCCAGTTCGGCCCGATGCGTCACGAGCCAGACCGAGCGGCCGTTTCCGAGGGACGCCTTCCTCAGCAGCTCTACGGCGGCGTCGGCGCCGCTGGCGTCCATTCCGCTGTCGAGCCTCTCGTCTATCGCCGAGAAACACACGCGGACGCCGTGGATCTCCTCGTAGAGGTCCCTGAAGCTCCAGGACAGCGCCATCGCCAGCCTCTCTTCTTCGCCCCCTGAGAGCGCCGACACCTCGTCGTCTCCGTCCAATATCTGGACTTCGAGGTCGCTCGTGAAACGGACGGCGTACGGGAGCCCGAGGTGATCGAGATACCCGGTGACGCGCTGATTGAGCGACGGGAGGAAACGCGACAACATCGCCGCTCGGAGCTGACTGTCCTTGTGGACCAGCAGCCGTTCGAGCTGTCGAGAGCTCGCGACCCTCGATTCCAGGGCGACCAGAGACGCCTGGTCGATCTGGTCTGGGATGGACGCTTCGAGAGCGGCGATTCCAGAGAGGTACGGGTCTTGCGACGCGCTCAGCTCTGCGAGCTGAGACTCGACCGACTCGATCTCAGAGAGCAGGCGCTCTGCCGTCGCGAAGCCGCAGTATGCCGGTCGCTCGGCCGAAGACAGTTCTGACTTCAGCGAGGCGAGCTCGGTCGACAGCTCGGCGTGTCGCTCTTCGGCCGCGGTCAGCACCGAGGCCGCCGCCTTTGCGGACTCGTCAGCCTCGACGACCTCGCGCTCTGCCGCCTCCAGGTCCTCTGCCAGCGAGGCTAGGACCCTCCTGGCGGACTCTACCTGGGCCGCAGTCGACCACCTCAGCGCGGCCACCAGAGCGTCTCTGGCGGCGATCTTGTCGGACCTCGCCGATTTCGCATCGGCCGCCGCAGCAGTCAGCTCTGCTATGTCCCTGTCGAATGCCTCGGCGGCGCTCTCTAGCTCGCGGCACCGGATGGCGCGCTGTTCGACGTCCGGCCACGCCTGTCCGCACGTCGGACATTCGTCGCTGATCGCAGCCGCGTCGGATCGAGCTCTCTTGGCTTCCGACCGCATGGCGGCTGCGGAGCTCTCTGCATCACCGATGGCTTCGGAGAGCTCCGCGATCTCGCTCGACATCTCTTCCGAGCGCGCTATCGCTCTCGCGGCCTCGTCGAGGTCAGCTTCCGTCGTCGATCCCATCCTCTGCGCCGAGGTCATCAGCGTGTCGAGAGCCTTCGTCGCCGCAGACAAGCGCTCTCTCGCCGAGGCGGCCGGCCGAGCGGCGGCCTTCACGGCTTTGGCCGCTTCGGCCACTTCATTCTCCGACGCGGCTGCGGCTCTCGTCAGCTCTTCTACAACTCGAGCGAGCTCGCCCATCTCGACGAGATCGACAGACCGCATCTCGGAGAGCTTCTCAGAGAGCGCATCCGATCGCTTCTCGACCGAGATCGCGTGTTGGCGGGACTTCTCGACGAGGCCTGCGACCTGCGCGGCGACCGCCGCCGCCTGGCGCTCTCTGTGGTCTCTGTCAGACCTCAGGGACGAAGCTGCGGACTCGTCTGCCTCTCTGATGAGCTTCACCGCGGCCGCGTCGTCTTGGAGGATCGAGAAGCCGAACAGCCTCTCGACTATGGCCTTCTGGACGGAAGACTCGCACGATAGGAAGCTTGGCCTCCTCGTCGAGCCGGCTATCATGGCGCAGAACAGCGCATTGTCGAACCCGAGGAAATTCTCGATCTCTCGAGCCGTATCCGTCGATCCGCGCCCGGCCGTGAGGCTGAACTCGTCGGACTCTATGTCTCGCTGGTCGGACGACGGCTTCTTCCAGAACTTCACGTATCCTGGCTTCTGACCGCGGCTGATCCTCGCAGACCACGGGCCCTTCCTGAGGTCGACCGTGACCTCGAGCTTCTTCTTGTTCACGTTGTTGACGAGAGCTCCCATCGGGAACTGCCTCATCGGCTTTCCAGTCAGGGCGAAGCTCAGGGCGTCGAAGATCGAGCTCTTTCCGTGGCCGTTCTCGCCGCGGATGACCACGAGCCCCCTCTTTCCGCTGATGTCGATCGTCGTCGGACGGTCTCCGTATCGCAGGAAGTTGCGGACGGTCAGGCTGTCGAATACGAGGTCGGTCACGCGATCTCCACCAGCGCGCACGCAGAGGCGCCAGATCCGAGTAGCACGAGCCTGACCAGAGAGCCAGAGACCCGCTGGCCGGGCTTCAGCACCTCCAAGACCTCCAGCACCATCGCCGCGACTGCAGACTTCAGGTCGCCGGAGAGATCATTCGGGGGCACAGTAGAATACTTCCAGACCTGGAGAGCCGACGGTTCTGACACGACAGGCCCAGAATAGATGTCGCCGAGAGCTTCTTCCATCCCCTGCGCCAAGAGCGATTCGACGGCATAGAGCTCAGAGGACCTCGGCATCGTCAGAGAGCTACACGTGAAATCTGGTGCGTGGAACCAGGTCATCTCGTAGCCTCCATGTAGATCGACGCTGCCGTCTCGGCGTCAGCTCCTGAGAGGTGTTCCGCATTCTCCTCGTCCGTCAGCCAGGACAGCACGAATCCCCTGACGTCGGTCGAACCATCCCAGCTCTCTCCGCCTGCGACGTCCGCAGAGCGCGGCGGGACGATCTGCAGAGAAGCGATTCCGAGAGACGCCGCGACCTCGATCACGGAATCTCTGTCCTCGTCAGACAGCTGGACGTCCGTCTCGGACCTCACTCGCGCCGTCGGTCCTAGATTCGGGAGCTCGTCCGCCAGCTTCGAAACCGGAATCAGGTGGTACGTCGGCTGATCTGGCCAAGAGGCGTACTCTGGGTCTCCGCCGGACTCTATCGTCATCATTCCGCGATCGAAATCGCCTGCGTCTCCGAAGTCATGCGGAAAGCAGTTGCCGATGTAGACGATCTGCACGCCGCTCTTGTTCCTCCGGCTCTGCCTCGCGTGGAAGTGGCCGCTGAAGACGTACCTGAGCCCAGTCAGCTCGTCTCCGGTCATGTGCCCATCGATGGCCGGCATCGCGTACCTCTCGTTCATCATGAAGCCCGGGAATTCGAAGTGCCCGAACGCGAATTCGCAGCCTGCCGCCAGAGAAGCGACCTTAGCGAGGTCGTCGCCTGGTACGAGGAACGGGACGAACAGCGCGTCTCCGACCGACTTCGGCTCGTCGACGACGTCGACGCCGCGCATCCAGCTCAGGGAGTGCGCTCGCCGCGTGTCTCGAAACGGCATATCGTGGTTGCCGACGATCATCTCGCAGGGGAGCCCAGATTCGGCGATCAGGCCGAGCGCGCGGTCGGAATAGCTCAGAGTCTCGACGCCGATCGTGCTGCGATTGTCGTGCCAGTCTCCGAGGAAACAGATCCGATCGACGCCGTCCGCCAGGGCCTGTTCGAGGAACCAGCCGACGAACGATAGGCAGCGCTCGTTGTGCTCCCTGTTGTTTCCCTGGCGTCCGAAGTGTATGTCCGTGAAACACGCGATCTTCATACGCCGTAGATCTCTTTGGCCAGGCGACGTATCCTCTCCGGGACCGCTCTCAGCTCGCCCCCGTCGACGGATACGAACGCAAGAATCAGCGCGGCCGACGCGTCGTCTTCGGCGAAGACCCTGCCACCGAGGTAATCGAAGACGTATTTTCCCGGGAGTAGCTCGAGAGCCGACGCGATCGCCGGGGTCATCTCGCCAAGTACCAGCTCGATCATCCCGGTGGCTTCGCGCGGAGTACAGGCCAGCTCCTCTTCGCGCCTACGCTGGATCTCTCTCGATATCCGTTCTCTCGTAGCGGTCAGCATCTGCGTCGTTCGCCTCCTGCGAGTCCTGCGCCTCGAGATTCCTCATCTCTTCGGCATACTCCTCCTGCCTGGAGAACGAAGGTAGTCCGCCGAGCTTCTCGATCAGCATGTCTCGTATCTTACGCTGCTTCTTTTCTCTTGTGAGCGTACCGATGAAGCAGTGGTATATGACCTGGGTGTAGAACGCGAACGGGTTGTCGTATTTCGTCTCGTCGAACCTGTGCCACTTGAGGTACAGGTTGAGCTTGGCGTCGCTCTTCATGTCTTCGAGGTAGCTGTAGCCGTTCCAATTCCCCTTGGTCGCGTACTTGTCGACCATGAGGATGAGCATGTCGAGCAGAGCCCGCGTGATCGCCGCAGGTCCGAGCTCTGGCTTATCGGCAAGGCGAGCCTTGCTCTTCTTGATCTCCAACAACATCTCGACGTTATCGACGAAATGTTGAGACTTCGGCGAGGGTGGTTTCTTTACCCGTGGGTTCGCCTGGCCCCTCTTTTTATTCACTGCTTTCCTCCATGAAGACGGAGGTGAGTGATAATTTAGTCTTCTCGCTAGAGCACTGGGCTCACGGACGCAAAGATCTAGAAGAGGGGGTTCTAGCAGCGGTACATAACTGCGTGACGATAACTCTCCTGAACCCAGCCTCGTTCTCTCTGCCGAACCTCCTCGGATCCGGAAGCTCCCAAGATCGGAACCCCACGGCGTCTCCCCTGGCGATCGGTTCCGGCGAGAGGGCCAGCTCTCGAATCGAACAGGTCGCCGCTAGGCTCGTCCCGTTCGACATGTCTGGCCTGGGCGGCCCGCTCGCTCCGATCGCAGCCACCGGGGGGCTCGTCTTTCAGTATTCGCCGAGCATCAGCGAGAGCATCGAGGTGACGTACAACAGCGTCGGGTCGCTCGTCCACTCGAACGAGAACTACAACGTGTGGAGCGGCACTCAGAACCGCAGGATCGGCCTCGGAGAAGTCGTCTTCACGGCTGACACGGAGGAGAACGCGGCGTACATGATCGCCGCCATCCAGTTCTTCAGAGTGTTCAGCCTCTCAGACTTCGGTCGCGGCAAGACCGGTCGTCCGCCGAGTCCGATGTGGTTCAGCGCTTACGGCAGGATGATGTACGAACAGGTGCCGGTCCTCCTGAAGGGAGCGACTCTGGAATTCAGCAACACCGTAGATTACGTCAGGGTCCCGACGGCAGGTTTCGCCAGGTCGTCGACGGTCGCGACTGCGACTGGAGCCACGTCCGTCCGCGGCGGAGCTCTCGGTCCGTCGATACCGAGCTTCGTCACGGACCTGCAGAACTCGACGAACGGCCTGGTCCAGAGGAGCTCTGAATCGTCAGACTTCGTCTGGGTCCCAGCGAAGCTCTCAGTGAGCGGAATCAGCCTGATCGTCCAGCACACGCCGAACTACTGGAAGGGGACGTTCAGCCTGGAAGAGTTCAAGTCGGGCGGGATGCTGGAGAAGCGAGAGACCTCTCCGATACAGAATTCTTCTGGCAGCATGGCGGCCGCTGCGAGCTCCGTCTCTAGGGGGACCAGCGAGCTGTTCCTGCGCGAGAAGCTGAAGGCGGCCGCTCTCGCGGTGACGAGGTCCGGAGGAGCCGGAGCCGGAGCTCAGACGAACGCCGACAAGCCCATAGTGGCCGATCGGTTGCTCGGTCCGATGAGCCCGTCTAGGTACAGCTCCCTGCTCGGTGGCCTATGACGAAGTCTCCCTATTCCAACACGCAGGTCGTCGGCCGTTTCATGATGCACTACGTGCACCAGAAGATCGCGCCGCACCCTGGTGACGACGTCAAGAGGGTCGTCAGGGACTGGGTCAGGAGGCCTGACCTCATGGCCCTGGACCTCTACGGCGATCCAGACCTGTGGTTCGTCTTCGGCAGCAGAAATGCCCTAGAAGACCCGGTATACGACCTCGTCCTAGATCGAGAACTGATCGTCCCACCGCTGTCGCACGTGCTCAAGAGCATACGCTGATGGGCGCATTCGACGACACGATAGAGGCGATGAAAAGGGCTGCGAGCTTCGCCAAGAGCTCTGCGGCGCGGGCGTCTACCGATCCGAACCGAGCCAGAGACGTCGATCCGGAGACCGGGAGGTTCTACGGAACAGGCGGAGTCTTTACTCCAGAATACTGGGCGCAACGAACCGCGACGTCCGGAGAGGCCGTAGACATAGACGGAATCTACTCGGAGATATTGAACAGCATCGAGCCGTACGACGAAGACTATGCGTCTCTCAACCCGCTCGGCGCGTACATCAGCCCGGCCTACCACGTGTCGATGTCTCTCACGGACGCGAAGCCGGGGAGCGACACGTCGTACGAAGGGCTGTTGTCTGCCAAGACCGTCGGGTTCGCGAGCACCGGAGCCACCGCGAGCGACGTCACGGACTTCTACAACGTCGAATCCGTCCACATGCGATCCGTCTGTTCGGTCACCGCGGCGAATCCAGAGCTGAGCTCCGTCATCGAATTCAAGGTCGAGCTGAGCGAAGCCCACGGGCTCAGCTTGGACTACAGGCTCAGGGCAGCGGCCAGAGAGCTCGGATTCGCCGGAGAGACTCCGTCTCAGTACGTCTGGAGGATGGACGTGTGGTTCAGCGGCTACCTGCCAGACGGCACGTGGGTCGAGCGGATTCCGTTCGGAGGCTTCAGGAGGGGACACCAGGCGGATGTCGTCACTCACTTCCTACAGCTCATCAACCTGAGCGCAGACGTGAAGGCGCCTGGTACGACCTACACGATGAACTTCATGCCGATGGCTATGGCGTCTGGTACTAGGCCGGAGAACCTGTTCCAGGATTCGAAGGAGATAACGATGCCCGTCGAGGACGCGAATCTCGCGACGTTCTTCGACACGCTGCAGGCGAAGATAAACGAACAGAACGAGCTGAAACAGAACGACAACAAGGTCGCGTTCGTCGTTCCGAAGGCCATCGCCACCGAGAAGATGGGCATCGCAGGAGAATCTGGCGGCGGTTGGACGTGGCACGAGGACGACAAGACGGTCACGATCGCTCTCGGCCGCCACAACAGCCTGCTGCAGGCCGTCACTACCGGCCTGAAGGGAGTCAAGAGCCTGCAGAAGGTCGGAAGCGACGCCGGCGCGGCGTTCAGGCCTACCGGGAGCCCGAACCTCAGCTTCAGAGTGACACCGCAAACGGACTATTCGACGGCGAGGTACGACAGCTCGACGAACACATACAAGGGCGTCACGTACAGGTACGAGATAGAACCGTTCCTGGAATGGAAGTCTCTGCTTCCCGGGTCCCAAGAAGAGAGGCTACCGTGGGCCGACCGCGGAGTCAGGAGGATCTACGACTACGCCTGGACGCCGACGAACACCGAAGTGATCAACTTCAACGCCAAGCTCAACATCTTCTATTACATCAACACCGGGCTGGACGGGCTCACTGGCAGCTCCGTCAGCGGCATCCTCGGGGGCTCTCTGACGCCCGGAGACGCTCAGCGGGGAATCGGCGAACGCCTAAGCCTGTGGGACAAGCTGCAGCAGTCTCTCGACGGGAACGACGTCGTTCCGTCTGGCGCTCCGGCCCAAGGGAGGATAACGGGAACGTTCGGAGAGGACAGGGGCGACCACAGGCACAAGGGCATCGACATCGCAGCTCCGATAGGGACGCCGGTCAGAGCGACGGCATCCGGCCGCGTCAGCAAGGCCGGCGTCGGCAGCGGATACGGTAACGTCATATACCTCGGACACTCGGACGGGATCGAGACGCGCTACGGACACCTGTCTGGGTTCGAGGTGTCGGAAGGAGACGTCGTCCAGAAGGGACAGGTGATCGGATACGTCGGGAACACCGGGAGGAGCACTGGGCCGCACCTGCACTACGAAGTGAGGGACGGCGGGACGGCCGTTGACCCGAGACAATACATGGACGGCGTGCTCAAGCCGCGTCCGACGGAGAAGCTCATCGCGCACGGCAACGCTCCGAAGGCTACAAGGCAGTCCGACGTGTCGAACGCGTCCGTCGGCGGCGACGGCGCGCTCGGGCGCAGGATCGCTGTCGTCGCTCCAGACATCATGCCTGGAGCGATGAGCGCAGACGACGTGTTCAGAGAACAGTACGAACTGGCGTTCGAGAGGAGGATCGGCCCAGACCTAGTCAAGCTCGAGGGGATGGAGGTCCACGGCGACCCGAGGTGGATGCTCGCCGCAGAACAAGGACCAGCTAAGCCGTTCAACAACTTGAGCAGCCTGATCATCGTCAACATGAACGCGCCGGACCAGTCCGAATACATGTCGCAGAGCTCTCTCCCGAGGCAGAGGGACCTGAACCTCGGCGGATATTACGAGATCGTGACCGTCGAGCACAAGCTGATCGACGGAAAGTTCACGCAGATACTCGGAGGCTATAGGGTTCTCGGGCTCAACGGAGCGCTGCCGTTCGACGGTGGCGTCGCGCCTGCACAGCGCGGTCCGGCCGGAGCCAACCAGATAGCGTCGCACGGTGTCGTCGGAGCCTGGACTGGAGACTTCTTCAAGAACGCCACCGAAGCGCCGACATCGGCGCCGCCCCTCGGGATGGACGGCCTGATGCCGGGTATGAGGGCGCAGCGGTGAGCGGAAACGAGACGTATAGCTCGCGTCTCCTGAAGGGGACAAATCTCAACAAGGAGCGCGGCGTAGGGTCTCTGATCGAGGTCGGAGCTTCGGCCAATGCGCGCGAGGTCGGACACAATGCGTTCAACATGGAAGAGCGCGCTCCGTCCGGAGTGTTCATCGGGAGAGTGATGTGGGGACCTGGAGCCGAGGGATACGCGGAGAGCACGAATATTCCGGGACTCATCAAGGTGCTCATCCCGAAATTCTCTGGGATCAGCTCGAGTCCAGACCCCGGGCCTGAAGACGCGGCGAACTGGATAACGTGTTACCCGGTCATGGCATTCGCTGGCTCGTCCGCCGATTCCGAAGGATCTGGATCGAGCTACGGCTTCCACTACACTCCGAGAAAAGGCGACATGGTCACGGTCATGTTCGCGAACGCAGACGCCGCGTTCGGGCTCTGGCTTGGATGCGTGTCGCCGGGACTGCTGAAGAGGTTCGGAAACCCAGACTCTCCGGCGAGCAGAGTGGACGGCGAAGACCTCAGGCTGCCGGCCGGCGAATCGCCAGAAGAGCTCAAGCCGACGCGAGACTTGACGGTTCAGACGAAAGAGGCCGGCCTCGGAGCAGACACTCAGCGCGGAGCGACTCCGGAGCAGGACAAGATCGACAACACGGTCATCGGACTCCGCTCGTACGGAGACAGAGAATCTGGCCGAGCCGGCCACAGCTTCGTGATGTACGACGACCCAGAACACTCGATGCTCAGGCTGCGATCTGGCGCAGGAGCGCAGCTGATCCTCAACGACGTCGGCAATTTTGTGTACCTCAACACACAGAGCGGAAAGGCCTGGCTCGAACTCAAGGACGACGGACACGTCGACGTCTACGGATCCAAATCCATAAGCTTTCACGCCGTCGAAGACGTGAACATAGCGGCCGGCAGAGACCTCAACCTCGAAGTCGGCAGAGACGTGAATTTTAGGACAGGAGGGCGAGTCCTTGGGATGATCGGCGAGGGATACGGCCTGACCGTCGCTGGAGACGCGAAGGCATCGATCGGCGGAGCGTATCACCTGACGGTAGACGGCGCTCTCAGGCAGCTCTCGTCGACTCTCGACGTCACCAGCGGAAACACCGTATTCCAGGCCAGCGGCAAATTCCACATAGGAGCGACCGGGAACATAAAGTACAACAGCGCGATCAGGGTCGACACGCAGGCCGGAGCAGACTCTGCATCTCAGCCGTCCGAACCTGAAGCGGTGTCTACGGCGATAGTCCCCGGAGAACCGACCAGAGAAGAGTACACGGCCGGAAAGCGCGGCCAAGACGTCGAGATCGTGTCCGGCAGAGACGGAAACGTCAGGATGCCGACGCACGAGCCGTGGGACCCGTCGCGGTCTCCGGGAAACTCGAACTCTGCAGAGAAGCAGTCTGAACCGACGTCGTTTTCGACGCGTCCGAGCGTGGAACTCCCGACGAGCGGCCCGTTGACCTACAGGAACAACAATCCCGGAGCGATCAGAGCCGATTCTACGCGTTGGGTCGGAGCCACTGGATCCAACGGTGGGTTCGTCACGTTCAACAGCCCTGCGGACGGGTTCAGAGCGCAGACGGTTCTCCTGAACAACTACTACGAGAAGCACGGGCTGACTACGACGAGAGAGATGATAGAACGCTGGGCTCCGCCGAACGAGAACCCGACGGAGTCTTACATCGCAGACATAACCGCGGCGACTGGCGTCGGGGCAGACGAAGACATCTCAGACAGGTGGTACGATCCGGAATTCAGGTTCAAGTTCCAGAAGGCCATGACGATCCGAGAGACCGGCGGAGACGCCTTCACGCAGTATTTCAGCGAGAGTGACCTGTCCGCCGGCCTGTCCGACGGCGGGATCGGTAGGGAGAGCTCCGCCAGAGAGGTCGGTTCGCCGTTCAAGTTCATCAAGAGCCGCCTCACGGCCAGGGGAGCGTGACCGTGAGGAAGATCGAGCTGTTGGTGGTACATTCTAGTGGACATTCGACGACATCTACGGTCGGAGCGATCGAGATCAACGACCTGCACCTCTCAATCGGCGATCCTGGACTCCCGTATCACGCGGTGATACGGCGAGACGGAGTCGTCGAACGGGGGCTCAGGGACGAGGTCGTCGGTAGAGCCTCTCCGGGTTTCGACGAGAAGGCTCTGCACGTCTGCCTCGTCGGCGGCCTCTCGTCGACGGAGACTTTCAGAGGCGCAAAGAAGCCGGCGCCGGAATACACAGACCGACAGCTCTCGTCTCTTAGAGAGCTCATCGGACACTGGCGCTCTCTCCACCCCGGCTGCGGGATCATCTCCGCATACAAGCTCGACAGGAGACGAAAATCTCCGTGCTTCGATGTCGCCGCGTGGTATGTCAGTGGCGAGATCATGTCGTCGGTCTGATCTTCAGATCTTGAGGGCCCTCTGGACCCCCATGCGCTGACGCATCTTATCGACGACGTACTTTGCGGCATCGCTCTCGATCTTGCCCATGGCGACCTTCGTAATGCCGTATTTCTTGGCGATCTCGGATATCGGGACAGGGTCGTCCGCATACGTGTGCCTGAGTATCACCTCGCGTTCCCTCTCAGAGAGCTCTTCGGCTACCTCTCTGAGGAGCTCCTTGACCTTCGACCCGTCTATTCCGACCTGGATCTCTTCCTCGGTGGCGTACTGTCCGACGACTTTGTCGATCCGACTGTCTCCGCCCTCGTCGTTCTTGATCGGAGCATCGAGCTCGTACTCGCCGACACGACGCAGCCTGTCCATCGCGAGCACCTCGTCTGGCTTCACGGACCTGCCGATCTCGGCTGCGATCACGACGGCCTGCGCGTAGTTGATCGGAGATTCCCACCCGTGCTTCTTGATGAGCCTCGGCGTCTTGCTGAATATCGATTTCAGCTTTCCGCTCTGGAGGTTGTACACCAGGCTCTTGCGGTCTCTCGACGAGGCGACGATGAACACGTCGATCCACCATATGGCGTACGTACTCAGGCGGATCCGCTCGTTCGTCTTCGGAGATACCTTGTTCGGGTCGAACTTGTCCAGAGCGACCATCAGCCCAAGCACGCCGTCGTTGATCATCTCCTCGAAATCGGATTCGTACGTCCCGCGCTTCAGCTTCTTGCCGCAGTGTCTGGCTCGGCTGACGATCATCTTCATGAAGCGATTGACGAGCTCGTCCCTCGCTCTGAGACCGTCCCTTACGTCGTCACCCTTGAACCGACTGATCAGGGCATATTCTTCTTCTCTCGTGAGGATCGTCTGGGACATGACAGACTCAAAATATTTCTTGTCCAACGAACACCCCCCACTACTCTGTTAGGGTGCTAAGATATTCATCTCAAACGGGAAATGAAAACTATTTCTCTCTCACAATGGAGAGAATCTCAGAGGATGTTCAGAGATGAATCTGTGAGGCTTTCGACGATCTCGATGTCGCTCGGGACGGCACAGCTCACGAACATCTCGTCCGGTTCTGCCCTGACTTGGAAGATCCTCCCGAAAGTACCGTCGCCGGCCCTCGGCACGACGACGACGCTCCTGACGATCGTCGGAAGCTGCCTATGGATGAATGCGGCCAGCTCTGTGAAATAGAACGTCTCCCCGGGGTTCCACACCCTTGGATCGAGGAACGCGTCGATGGAATCTAGGACCCTGAGCTTGAGGTCCTGGTCGTTGATGGCGGCTCCGAACGCTCTGACAACCAAGATCTTCGCGCGCAGCTCTGCGGCGCTCCTCGGCCCGAAGAGCGGCTTGTGCCTGACCGGCCGCCAGACCACGGCATCGGAGATCATCTTCGCCGCCTCTAGAGCAGAATAGGCCGATCTCAGCGACACGGTCGTCTCTGGAGCAGGATAGTCCGTCTCCGGACGGTTCAACCTGGCCCAGTCTCTCACGGCCCTGTCGTACGCCGTCGTCAGGACGAAGATGTCGATCACGTTCGTCGGCGACGCATCGATCCGATTCTCTTCCGGAGCGATGTGCTCCCAGACGAACGCCAACGACCCGCGCCCGATTTCGACCTTGTACGCGCTCTGGTCTCCGGCGACGATCCATTCGCCAGTCGCGGTGTCTGCCACCAGGAACTGTCCGGATCGATAGTGCACGTCGCCGGATCGTGTCGGGCTCTGCACGGCCTCTCCAGCGGAGAACGACCACCTGGCGGACTGGACCGTCGCTCTGGGCACGGTAGATTCTCCGATCGGGTCCCAGACGTCCGCGCCGCGCTGCGTCACTCTCCGCCAGACGACGAGGTCCTGCCCGTCCTGCAGCACGAGCTCTCTGAACACGAACGGGTCGTCGCCGTCTCCGCCCGAATCGGCGTCTTCGTCGGTCACCGTGACCCCGTTCTGGTTCGTATAGCCGTCGTCGTGCGAGATGTTTCCGGTGACCAGGAGGACCTTCTCTCTGTCGATGTACGACGGCACGGCCCGGTAGGGACCGGCGACGATCTGAGAGAAGCCGCTTGTATAGCTTCCGAGCTGTTCGAAGAACGTGACGGCCACGCGCGATCCGATCGGCAAGACGTCGTCGAAGAACGCGTATCTCCCCTCGAAGCTCCAGCCCTTCATCGCTCCGTCGATCCAGACGAGGACCCTGGATGCAGAACCGTCGTCGACTCCGAGAGACGTCAAATCGAGAGAATCCGTCGCAGAAGTCGTCAGTACTTCCATCTTCTTGACGGAACAGAGCTCTGGGAAGAGCAGGATCTTGATCTCTATCCTGGCATTGAGCGCCGGCGGCGAGGCCAACACGACGGTGAAATTCTCTGGATCTGCTCTGTTGAGCTGATAGTCCGTCCTGAGCAGCCCGTCCACGAAGACCCACAGCTGATCGGTCCTAGCGTTCGTCTTGAACGTCGACTGAGATCCTGTCCCAGTGTGCACGATCGAAGCGAATGCAGGTCCAGAGCCGTGACACGCCTTGATGTGAACTTCGTCAGACGTTCCGGGGACGGCGGAGAACCTGATGACGTCCGTCCCGGACTGTCCCCTGAACACCGTGAGTCCGCCGAAGCTCGACACGAACTCTCCGTCTACGAAGGCGAACACGTTGTCCGGCACGAGGTCCCTAGTGCCGAGGTCCCACTCCAACGTCGCGTCGTCTCCGACGGTCTCTCTAGCGGAGACATCGAGGTGGCGGAGCCGCTGATCGTGGCGGACCGTCATCCTCTGTCCCTCAGGTATCGCTTCCGCGAACCTGATCCTGTCCCTGCCTGGCACGTGGAGGACGGTGAACTGCGTCGAGGGATATACGTTGCCTTCGAGGAAACAGAACACTCCGCGTTCGTCGGCGAATTCTGCACCGAGCCCGAATTCCGTTGTCTCTCCGTCTCCTACGAGCACGACGGCGCCGCTATTTGGGTCGATTCCGAACGTCGGCTCCAGCCCGAGCCTGTTGAGCGAATCTCTCGACTCGTTCGTCCTGAGAATCCTGATGCTGTCTCTCAGCGGCCTGCCGGTCTCTGCATCGACGACCAGCGTTCCGCCGGCGTGGTAGAACCTGACGTCTCGGTCGGATTCGAACCGGAGCTGTAGGCCGCGCCTGGTGAGCTCCCACTCGTCGGCCGCGTCTGGGATCGTCCTGTATTCGAGCTTCACCGTCCAGCTGCGGTCCAGACCTGCCCCGGTGTCGTCTCCAGCTCCGTCGATCGAAAAGCTCCCGGACCCGATGTTTTCCGACAAGACCACGTTCCACGACGCCGTTGGACCGTCCCACCTCAGAGCGAAGCTCCGCTTGAGCCCGACCTGGAACAGCACGGCTGCCCTCTCATCGTCTGTCAGTTCCGTCCTGTATCCTGCCATGACGCTGTAGAGCACGGCTCCGTCTGGGACGAGGTCCTTCATGACGACGAGGCCGCCGCCGGTGCCGTTGCCTGTAACATAGTCGATCCTGGCTACCTGACCTCGGTACCCGCCGAACCTGAGCAGAGAATCTGCGCCGATGGCCCTGAGCGGGTCGTCGGCGTCCGCGTCCGACCCGATCGGTGTGTCGTATGGTTCGACCGGGTCTCGCTTGAGCGTCCCGCGGCTCCTCCCGTTGACGACGCTGGACGAACTGAACCACGTCTTCTGTCCGACGGGAATCTCTGGGCTCTCGTTGTAGTACAGCGTCGAGCCTTCGGAATTCGCTATGGCTCCGGCGAGGTCGAGATCGACGAGGTCCGTGCTGCTTAGCACGGAGGTGTCCGCGCTGAACGTCGCCACTTCGGTCGTGAACTGCTTGTAGAACCTCCCATCCTGCGCCTGGATCCTGACGGAACTGCTCACGCCGGTGGGATCGCTCATCCTGGCGCTTACGCCGTGACCCGAGTACGTCCGATTGACCGAGACGGCCTTCAGGATGCTGTTGTCCTTCAGGACGTAGCTGTTGTAGTCCTCGGCGTTGACCATGCGATTCTGAGCGTAGAAGACCTTCGACGCTCGATATTTCACGTCGGAATCCGCTTCCGACGGGCCGGCATCCGTCATGTCGTAAGCGAGGTCGAACCAAACCGTCAGGCTGTAGACGCGACCGTTCGACGCGTACGGAATCGTCACCTGGCGATCCTTGATGTCGCTGATCCGGACTATCGGCGCTAGCGGAGAGACGGTCCTGTACCAGATTCGGAACAGTCCCTTCGGTATCGAGCCGTATTTTCCGTCGCCGAACCTGATCGAGATCGAATCGTCCGTCCCGCTTATGACCTCGTAGATCCTGCGTTCCTCGAGCGGATAGTACCCGAGGCTGAAGCCTGGATCGTCGGCGCGCGTCCACTCGGCGACGCGACGACCGTCGGCGTCCGTCTCCATGACCCACACGTCGGTCTGAGACACGTTTTTTGCTGGAACGACGATCGAGCGCCCGGCCACAGGGACGCTCAGGTCGACGTCATAGTGGCGCATCTCCCCCTGTCTGACAGGGAGGAAGAACCCAGTGCCAGGAGACGACGCGCCGCGACCGTCTGCCCTGTAGAGGACGTGGAACGGATTTCCTGGGCTTGGCGCGTATTCGAACAGCCTGCCGTCTTCGGCCTGCATGTCGCAGTTGGAGATTTCGAACTGGAGAGACTGACCGCCGATCGAGCTGGAAAAGCTGTAGACGCCGGTCGGGGGCGCCAGGCTGTTCATCCTGTAGAGAGACACCACGGCAGAGCCGTCGCTGTATCGCTTTGTCGGACGCCCGATGGGATTGCGGCCGCTCAGCGCGGCATTCCACACGGTGTTCCACTTCTCCTGCCAGTCTGGGTCGGTATTGTCTCCCCACTTGACCCTGTCGATCGCCTGTCCGTCTATGTCGACGAGCCTCTGAGTGCTCCGAACGGCCGTCACCTTGACCTCGCCGGTCGCCCCCCTGACCCTCGATGCGCTGTAGAGGACGTTCTCTGCAAGGCGGAGTATGCTGTCCCTGCGCTCGGCGACGGAGATGAAGCTCTCTCGTCCGCCGAGATCTACGCGCCAGCTCACGTTCTGGCTGAGCCATGCTAGGATGTCGACCTTGATCACGAACTCGGACGAGCCGATCCAGTCGTCGAATTCCTCTGGATACGTCGTCCTGACGTAATCCAGCATCGCCCTCCTGAGGGTATCCTGGTCGTATGCCCTAAAGTCGACGCGAGTGAGGGCCTCGTAGGCCCTCTCCCACTGCTCTGACACGAATAGCACGCTCTGGCGGAATGACGTCGACATCAGAACTTATGTAGCTCATTTCTCAGAGGCGTATGCGACCGTCGGCTTTGGAGAAGCGCTTGATGAAACGGAACGCCTCTATGTTCTGTCGAACGGCCGTGAGTTGGACTTCTTCGCATGCGAACTTCAACAGCTTGCGATTCTGCGAACAGCGCATCGCCTGTACTTCCGGGTCTCTCTCGAACCGGAGCAGCTCCGCATATTCCGCGTCGCTGTAATTCGTGCCGCTATAGACGCCGCGATAATACATCCGCCGGTCTCTGTCCACAGAGATCAGCGGGTCGCTCTTCGAGACGAGGCGATCTCCGCGCGGCTCCCACTCTCCGTGGTCCTGCATGGACTCCCAGAAGAGCTCGCAGCGGTCCTCTGCCTTCACTCTTCGACCAACATGGCTATCTGTTCGATCTCGCCGAGCTCGACGTATTCGACCTCGGCCGCCACGCGCAGAGAATGTCCGGATGCATAAGACGCGACGACTCCGACCCTCAGTCTCGGGTCGTACGACGCGACTCGTCTCAGCTCAGAGACGGCGGCAGCCTCCACCTCCTGGACGAACGGTTGCCCCGGAAGCGACATGAGGCCGCACCCGAAGAAGGGCCTCCCGGGGATCTCGCGCTTCCTGATGTTCACATGGTTCATCAGGTCGGCCTTCACGAGCTCTGCACCGGTGACCGTCGAGAGGACCGTCCTCTTACCGACCGTCGAGAAACCCTTGTACACGCGACCTCCGATTAGCGACCTCGAATCTCGAGAATCTCTTCTTGAGGACGAGGTCTCACACACATCAGGTATCTAGGTTCCCAGCGCCTTGCGCGGCACGTCGCCGCGTATCTTCATCGAGTCTCGATTCGTTGGATCGCGAAGCCGTTCTTCTGCACCGCGGCGATCTGGACCGCTTCCGACGCAAACCTCAACAGCGCGCGCTTTCGCAGGCACCACTTCAGCTGGATCTCTTGGTCGCCCTCGAAGCGCAGCAGCTCCGCGTAGTTCGCGTCGGTATACTTGATCTTGGTATCTGCGCCGCGATAGTACAAGTACGCGTTGCGGTCGACCGAGATCCTCTTGTCGTCCGGCGAGGCGAGCACGCTGCCGCGCGGCATCCACCCGTGGTCCTGCATGGTCTCCATTCTCAGCTCTCCTTCGCGATGGCCACGTCGATAAGTCGAACCCAGCGAAACTGCACGGTCTCCGCGTCGCTCACGAGTTCTGGAAAGGCATTCACGATCTCCGCCCTCAGCTCTTGCAGGATGTCAAGCGTCGAATCGCTCTCGCGTCGTGTCAGCACGTCGCTTTCGATCCAGCGACCATAGACCCAGATATCCTCGACCCAACGGGGCTCGTCGAGCCACTCTTCGACGACGACGCGATGCGCATTATCGCGGGCGACGTGTGCTTTCAGCTGTCCGATGTCGCGGGTGGTGTAGTTGTAGACGAGCGAGCCGGAGTCGTTGTACGACAGCGCTCTGAAAATCGGAAAAATGACCAAGAAAACCTCCTCTGATCTCGTCTACATCATACGATGATTTCACATCGATATAAATGGAAAAGTAACGGTTTTACGACTCGCCGCGATGTGATATCGTCCGCCGATGATCTGCATAGTCCGCGACGACCGAGAGCTCGTCGATATGATCTTAGAAACTTCTGGCATCGAATACGCTTTCGAAGTCGTGTCGCTCGGCAACGCGTGGGGAGTCGACGTCGAGAATCGCTGGGTCATGCCGATCGAGCTCTCCTATGACATCTTCTCGTACAAGTATTTCAGCGACGGCGACCGCAACCGCGTCGTGCTGGCGGCATCCTTATCGAGCGTACTCGGAAACCCAGCCGTGCTACACGACGTTGGCGGAGAGATAGAGGTGAACACGATCGGCTGCACCGATTCCCTCGATGTCGTCAGAGAGACCATGAGGTCCGTCCAGAAGAGCGGCAAGGACGCTCTGTGGCTTGCGGTCATCAGGATCAACGATATCCTGTACCTGATCGAACCGGCCCGCGGAGCCTGTCGATTCTCACCGTTCTTTGCTGATCGATGTACTGCTCGCGGCCTCGGAGGGATTCTCGATGTATTTGATCGAGATGGCGTTCTGTCGCACGGCCGCGAGCTGGACGGCTTCTGACGGGTCCTCGATGTATTCGATCGCCCACCCGTTCTCTTCTACGGCCGTCAGCTGGACCGCTTCTGACGGG